CGTGACCCGCAAATAATAAATTTTCCGCTTTCCGCTCCGGCCCGAGCGCGACGCGCTTCCGGTAAAGAGGAGAAGTGGAGTCCGGTGCAGCAGGTTCTCATTCCCGGCGGCAGCGGCGCCGTATGGCGGCCACGGCGTTACGACGTGTTTGCCAAGGAAGCCTATCTGACGAATGTCGTCGCCTATCGGTGTGCCGACGAAATAGCGCGGGCCGTCGAATCGACGCCGTGGCGAATTGAGCGGAAGCGCAAAGACGGAGCCGTCGAAGAGGTGACCGATCACCCCGTTGTTGATCTCATGTATCGGCCAAATCCCGAGTATACGTGGGGTGAACTCATCGGTAGGCATACGGCGTTTGCCGTAATATCGGGCAACGCTTATATGGAACGCATAGGCCCGACTACGGGAAAGAATGCTGGCGTTGCCCGCGAGCTGTGGAGCCACCGCCCCGACCGCATGACGGTAGACGTTAATCCGGACACAGGTATCCGCCGCGGCTATAAGTATACCGGGCCGAGCGGCAGGGAGTGCTCGTGGCCGATTGACCCGATAAGCGGGCAGTCAAATATCTGGCATATGAAATTCTTTCATCCGCTCCACGACTGGTACGGAGCCGGTCCGGTAGAGCCGACGAGCCGTGAAATTGATACGGCGAATGAGGCCATGGAGTGGAATAAGAATCTTCTCCAGAATCAGGGCAGGCCGGGGATGATCGTCAGCTTTAAGGGAAACATCGGCGACACCGAATATAATCGCCTCGAAAAGAAACTCCGCGAGAAGTACGGCGGGCCGAAGAACACGGGTAAGCATCTCATCGTCGAGGGCGAGGGCGCGACGGTAACGCCGTACGGTTGGAGCCCGCTGGAGATGGATTACATAGAGAGCAATCGGGAGATGTCGAGGCGTATCGCGCTGGGCTTTGGCGTGCCGCCGATGATACTTGGTATACCCGGAGACAACACGTACAGCAATTATGAAAGCGCGCTGCTCGCGTTCTGGGAGAATACCATATTCTTTTATCTCAAGCGGTTCGGCGGCGGCTTCTCTCACTGGATGTTCGCTGCCGGCGACCGCATGGCGCTCGTTCCCGATTACGATAAATTGCCCGCGCTAGAGCCTCGGCGTAAATCGCAGTATGAGAAAGCCGAGGGCGCGGACTTTCTGACGATTAACGAAAAGCGCAGGATGACTGGGCACGAGGACTATCAGAACGTGCTCGATGCTGCCGACGGCAATGATCCTGCCGATAAAATATATCAGCAGGCTATGATGATGCCGCTTGGTGAGAATCCGCAGGAAGACCTGAATGCAGGTGGCGACTTATCGGATATAGCCGACGGTGAGGAAGAGGCTAATTTGGAAGCGGGCGACGAAGCCGTTGACGAAAACGATACGACCCCAAAAAAGAAACCTGCTGGCGCTGCGAAGCCCGGCACTGAGGAGGACGGAAAATGAAACTCACACAAGTAGAAAATGAATCGGTTGGCATCAACAGGGAGAAATCGGACGTCGATTCTCGTGCAGAAATAATGCCGTCGGTAACTGAGCATAGCGGGAAATTTAATGACGCCAGTAAGTACGTTAAATTTGTGCGCAAGAACGATTATCTCGTGGCCGCGGGTAAAAAAATCGACGTGATATTCGGCGTGACCCGAGACGGCAAGTCCGAAATACAAGCGTATCTGTATCCGCTGGCCGAGTGGGAGGCTGCGGCGGCTCGCGATCATTGCCGCGCGCACGGTGGTAGCTTTGCAGCGGCCAGCGGAGAGACGGCGTGGATAGAGCCGAGCCTTGAAGAAAAAGCGGTTGGCGTACACACGAAAGCCGTTGAAAACGTGAAGGCGTGTATCCGAGCGGGCCGCGTGAATACCGCCGACCGCCTCAAGTTCGGCGAGGCCGACCGTCAGAAGATGCTCGGCGAGAAGGGTGATAATTGGGCCGTTTACGGCAGCCATCACCTCGGCGTAGATATGAGCAAACCAGCGGACACGCGCATGGCATATACACATCCGGTTGTAAAGGACGGCATGGTATACAAGAAGGCGCTTGATGCCTGTGCGGGTGACGACAACAAAGACATTGCAGCGGCTGCGAAGGTACTCGCTGAGATGTGTGGGGAATAAGGAGCGCGTTGAATGTACTTCGACGTAAATACAGCGCGGGCAAAGGCCAGGGCGCAGGCTGCTGTGGTCAGGCAGCAGATACTGCTGGAGCGCGGCTTTCGCCGGCACGTAAAGGCGCTACTCGACCATCAGTGGCGGGTAGCAGCAGGCCACGCCAAGCACGGTGTCTTCGACGTCGAGCACGTTGTCAACAGCTTGCGCGGCCTGCTGATAAAAGCGCTGAGCGAACAGTACACGCGCGTCGGCCAACTCTTTTTTCTATCAGTGGAATCGTCATTCGCCAGCCGTCAGAAAGGGAGTTTCGGCGCGAAGGAACAAAAGGGAATGGCCGAAGAGTTTTGGCAGGCGTTTCACCGGTGGATACTGACTCAGGCGCGGGTGAAAGTAAAGTTGATGGATATGGCGACGGTAAAAGGATTACGGGCGATAATTTCGGCGGGTGCGAACAACGGCGACAGTTATGCGGTTACGGCGGAGAATATATGGGCGAGCACAGGAGCCGGTGTGAATTTAAAGCGAGCCTTTAAAATAGCGCGGACAGAAGTACACGCGGCGTCCACGTATGCGGTGAACGAATCGGTACGCAGTACTCGCGTTAAATTTGAGCGCGAGTGGGTGAGCATGGCGGATGAGCGTACGCGTGTCGATCATCAGAAGGCGAACGGTCAGCGCAGGAGTATGGACGAACCCTTTGACGTCGGCGGCGAGAAACTGATGAATCCCGGCGACCCAAAAGGTAGCGCAGGCACAACTATAAATTGCAGATGTGTGGTCTTATATCATACGGTACGTGCAGGCGGACGAGTTCAATGGGTTTAATATCAACGGCAGGAGGCAGAGGGATGGAAATTAAAATGGCGATGCGTAATGAAATAATGGATATTGGCTTCGAGGTCAAAAAAGATAGCGTAACCGCCGAAGGTGACTTCGAGGGATACGGATCGACATTCGGCGGTATGCCCGATAGCGGCGGCGATGTTATAGCGAAAGGCTGTTTTACAAAAACCCTTAAAAATAAAGGCCGCAACGGAAACGGAATCGCTTTGTTGTGGTCGCATGATGCTCGCGCGCCGATTGGCGTTTGGCGAAATATTCAGGAGGATGAAAAAGGGCTGTTCTGTCAGGGCACTATTCATCCGAAATCACAACCTGATGGTATTCCCGTGCTCGATATTATGCGTATGGGCGGTATACGCGGATTATCCATAGGCTATAGCACGATACAATATGACATGGATGATAAACGAAAGATACGAACGCTAAAAGAAGCAGAATTATGGGAAATTTCTCCCGTGACGTTTCCGATGAATACGCGTGCATCGATAACGTCCGTTAAAGAAATTCTTGGCGCGAAGACACCCAGGGAACTCGAACGGTCACTGCGGGATGCAGGTATAGACCACGAGGTTTCCAAATATCTTGTCGCGTTGTGTAAGTCAGGACTGCGGGACGCAGGGAGACCGAGCAACGTAGACAGCGGACAGGATTGGCAATTGGTGCTCGACGAACTCAAGAAGGCAAACGCAGCAATGAAAATTTAACACGCGTAGCATAATTTCAACAAGGAGGAAAGTCAATGAAAGTAGACACGATGGGAAGACCCCTCTACTCGATCAAAGACGCAGACGGTAATGATGAAGGCAAGCAGACAATACAGCCGGAAATCTTTGCCGCCGTCGCGGAAGAGGTCAAGAAGTTGGGCGGTAACACAAAGGCGCTGTCCGAATCGCTCCAGAAGAGCGTGAAGGAAATGCGCGATTTGTGCACGAAGACGGACGGCAAGGTGGACGCTCTCGACCGCGAGAAGATGACCAAGCTCAGCGAGGACATCACCTGCCGGCAGGAGAAGCTGGAAGACGCGGTTACCAAACGGCTGGACGATGTTGAGGTCAGCGTAAAACGTATGATGGCAGCAGGCGGCGGTCGTCATATGTCCGAGTCCGAGGCCAAAGAATTTGACATGGCCCGGCAGTTCAAGATTCACCAGATGGTCGCCCATAAGAACCTGCCGAAGACCGGTATCCCCGATGATATGGTGAGTGTCGAGGAATACAAAAACTATCAGCAGGCCATGGGTATTTACCTGCGCATCGACGAAAAGAATATCCCCATCAGTCACCCGGAAGCTTTTAAGTATCTGACGACCGGCAGCGACCCCGACGGCGGTATTCTCGTCACACCGGTAATGAGTGCGCGCGTTGTCGAGCGTATTTGGGAGATGGATCCGATTCGGCAGCTTGCTGCGGTTGAGGCGATTGGAACCGATGCTCTGGAAATGCTCGAAGACCTCGGCCAGTTTGCCAGCGATTGGGAAGGCGAGACGGTTTCAACGACTATCAGCGGCAGCTCGCAGTTCAACAAAAAGCGTATTCCCGTGCATATTCAGTCGGCGCGGCCTTACGCAACTCAGTCCATGATCGACGACGCCAGCATCAACCTCGAAGAGTGGATTGCCAAGAAGGTCAGCGAGAAATTTGGCCGGGCAGAAGCGGCTGCGTTCGTATCGGGCAGCGGTATCAATAAACCCAGAGGCTTCTTGACCTATGCCGATTACGCCG